AATGTTTTCATTGTTTTCATTTTATTAGGTTTTTAATTTGTATTTCTCATTCTTTCTTTTCAAGTACCCTTATCCTTGCTTTCAATTCCTGAATTTCTTTTTGCTGATCCTGAATAGCCTTTAACATAGGTGCTATCAACTTTGAATATTCAACTGTTTCTGGCAACCCATTTTTATCATAGGTTATGAAAGATTTATTTACCTTCTCTACATCTTCGGCAATCAGTCCATATTGTTTTGTATTGGTAGTATCTTTCTTGTAAAGGAAATTTACGGGTTTAAGCTTGTAGAGCCAGTTTATATTCTCCATCGGAGTAATATTATGTTTAAATCTCCGTGACGACGTTAACTTTCCTATTAACCCTGTATTATCAACAAATAATGCAGCATTCGTCCCACCAACTACTGCTGAATATATTGATGGATCAATAATATTACCAGTACTGTCTATTTCAAGTTTTTTCGTTAATGAACCTGCCATAGCAGTCCAAAGTTCAAATGAAGAAGAAAACTTATCTTTTCTTACATTTGTCAGTTTATTATACAATCTTCCTGTTTCAGTACTCTCATAATTATCATTTTCAAGTGAAAAAGATTGATATAAACCAAAACCATTTGCCGGAGTACCGGTGGGTGTACCAGCAAACTTTGCTACTTTAAAAGAAGAGGATGAAGAAGATGATTGCCCTACTGCTTCAAATGGTATTCCTGATGAAGAGGCACTGGCAACAACTCCAACTCCATTGCCAGATGAATAACCCCGCACCCCACTGGCATTAGTTCCAGTTGCACGACCAGAAATGCCATTCCCAGTTGTTGCTGTACCATAAACCCCAGTTCCACTATTTCCTATTCCCTCAATGGCAATATCAGTATAAGAAGAAACAGTAGCTTTTATATCACCATTTACTTCAAACTTAACCGTCGGTGTTTGAGTACCTATACTAATACTATCGGTTAAATTATTAGGATACATCCGGCGCCTTAATCCTGTTAAATTTTCCGTCCAATAAGTTGGGGTTGATGTACCGGCGATTGGCGTAAGCCACCCCTGTCCATAAACATAATTAAAGGTTTCCACGGCAGTAATGGGATGATTGAGATAATAAAACACTCGCCGTGCCTTATTATAAACCAATGTTGATGAATCCAGTGCTCGATTGAATTTTGTAGTATCATTCAAAACCTGCCATTCGGTTAAGGTTGTTTGTCCGAATAATGAAATGGAAAACAAAAAAAGCAATATCAGAAATATCTTTTTCATAAGTTTACAAATTGAATTTCTTTCCATACATAAACCCCGGCAGCATTTTTTATACAAACATACAAAATATCATCCTCCCCTGTATTACCTATTACCCGAAATAAAATACCTGCCTTTGTTTCTCCAGGATCCGGAAGCGCATTAGCGTTCGGGGCCGGAACACCGGTTGAAAAATTATTTATAATAGTAACCAAAGAAGATGAATCCAGCGCTGATAATTTATTTTTATTCGGAATATCTGTTTTTAGTTCTGTTGTATCTTCCAAATACCAGGAAGCCAAACCCCAAACGGCCCCGGAATCATGATTGCCCGGCTCAAGGTCTAACCCGGTTTGGGCAGTTGTCAACAGTAAGTTCATTATAAACCATTCGCCCTCCCAGGTATCATTATTCGCCGAAAAAGTCGCTGATAATATTGCATGTTTGCCGGTAGTAAAAACAAAGGCCCGCTGAGCGCCATATACTTTTGAGATTATCGAATGAGTGACCCTGGCACATGGGGTTTGCTGGCCCTTCAATACTTCATTGACCATTAACTGGGTAATGAGATTATTTTGGGTGCCGTTTTTTATTCTCCATGATGAAGAATTTACCCAACTGGAGCCATCTGAAGTCATTATTTTTCCAATATCAGCCCCGGAGTTTGCATCTCCTATTAAAGTATCTGGAATCTCCAATGTTTCAGTGGCTATTGCCGAATTTATTGCCCGGAATAAAACATTACCGGACGTAGGCTGAAGATCGCTATTAAGTTCAACCAAATTAAAATTTAGCCAATAACACACCGGTGTCGCTCCCGATATGGAAATTACCTGATAATATTGATTATAAAAAGCGTTAGCCTGTGAAAAAGTAAAATATCCCGTTGCCGAACCGCCCGCCGTTATTGGCACGGTTAGGGTCATAAAATTAATATTCAGATATTGAAATATATAAAGTGCCGGAGTAAACATCCCGCTCCAGAAAGTACAAACATGATCGTCGTCTGCAACCCATTGAAAAGCAAATTGGCCATTATCACCATTAAAAAGTGAGTAATATCTCGGTGATGCCCCTACACCCAAATCCAAAATCAATGAAAGTGTATATTTCATTTGGAACGGAGGTGGCATTATTGTAAAATAAAATATCTGCTGAATGGTGCCGGTGAAAAACAGATTATAATTTGCCCCACCAGCTACCAGGCCTAACAATGTCACACTGGCATTTGGATAAGGATCGGGCAAAAGGTTGTCGCCACCAGCAGCTTGTTGATATTCATAATTTTTTGTAACCTGTTTTAATGCAGGAAAAAACGTGGTTGATCCTCCGGCAAGGATATTGAACACGGTTGAAAGATAATCATCGGAAGCATTATAAGATAATAGTGTGCCTGATTTATTATAAGAACGTGTGATCAGCGTAGAATTGATAAGCTCATTAACCTGAACGATATGAAAGCAACCCTCGGAAAGCATGATGCGTGCGCCCCAGGTCGAAAGGATCATTTGTAAAACATCCAGACATTTCGAGGGTGTAAAAGTATCGTTATCAAATTTATAAAAGGTTTCCTGGGCTACATTCGCATAAGCCAAAGGATCAGCGTTGGCATAAAAATGTTGGTGAACATCATACCAATGAACACTGGTTTTCAAAAAAACATCCCCGGAGGCAAATAAAGTCATTAAACCCGTTTGCGACAAAAGTTCAATCAAAAGTGTTATGAAAGTGGCCCGACCGGAATATAATGTTCCGTTTGTGGCAACGAAATCAATATTTTTCAATGCAGCCAATCCATCGGTAAAAAAAATCTCGTATTCATAAGGATAATAAACATCCTCGAATTTCCCCAAGTCCTGCAACAAAACACCCATCCACCAGATAGTACAATTTGCCTGATCATAAGCCAGACTGCCTGAGCTTGCTTTATATATTTTACAAAAGAAACGCTGTTCTGCAGATCCGATAATGTCAGTGATAAAAGCCTCAAAATCGGAATCCTCGACAAGTGCCATTACCTTACAAACCGATCCGACAACCGGATCAAAACGTTCCTTGCTTCCGGCATAATTAGCGGAAAAGAAGGGAGATCCACAAGTAAAGTCGGTTGGGGTTGTATAGGTATGGGCCATGTCCAGAATATTGACACGCCAGAAAACTCCGTTATCTGAATAAAATTCTGACCGGTAGCGAATATTTGCCATTAATAACCCCTTATGCGTTGAACCTGAACGCCTCCACGTTCATTCGAAAGATAAATATCTGATCCCTTTAAAACACCTTCAAGTTTTATGGTTTGCTGATTTCCCTGGAATAATGATTTAAGTTTTGAGAAAGGTGCAATGACTTCCGGGTCTGTTGTAGCGTTCGGATTATCACCGACCATTGCCATTGTAGGTGCAAACGCCAGTCCGCCCTCAGCTAATGATGGTAATGGCTGTGAGGCTATTTCAGCTATCTCAATAGCGCCCATAACACCAACCAGGGCCGCCAATATTATTCCTGCAACACCCCCAGGGTTTGCAAGTGCGGTAACGATACCCAATGCCGTTGCGATTATAGCTTGTACCAATGAGATTTCTTTTTGATCTTTAGCCTGTTCGCGCATTAACTTTTTGCGTTCCTTTTGTTCTTCTTTCCCAATTTTTGTTAATGCTTCCGATTTTTGTTTTTCAGACATCGTAGAATTATTAATGGCATCTTTTTCATTGGAATAATAGTCTGACATTGTTTTTTCACGGTTAGCAAAACTTGTATCTATAATCGACCCAATGACCCCGACAACCGAAGAAATAACGGCCCCGACCTCCTGAACAGCAGAATTCCATCCATCTACAAATTTTGAAGCCACACCCTGAATTAATGTTCCTATTGCCGAGAACGTTTTGCCAAAACTGGAGGCCAAAGGCCCCAGGGATCCAGTCAGGTCGATAAGTTTTGACTGAACTTTATCAATTACCGACCCAAGCGTTTGAGCCTGTTTTATTCCTGCATTCGGGTCAACCTTTTGAGGACTGATTTTTGCTGCCGGGGGGGTAAAAACCATTCCAGGTGTTACTGTTTTTATCTCTTCTTTGTTTTCTTTTTTGAGATTGACCTCCTGTTCCATTAACCCTATTTCAATCTTCATATCTCCGATAAACCGCTCAAGGTTATTCAGTTCGTCTTTCTTTTGGGTCAAAAGTTTTCCGGTAGCCTCAGAATTGATGTTTTTTGTTGCTACCTCGGTATTATATTGACTTTGAAGTCCGGAAACTTCTTTTTCCAAATCCTTGTAAGCGATCTGCTCTTTAGCAAGTGTTTCAATAAGTTCCTTGTGGGTCTTTGCTGAATTATCTCCTGTTGCCATTCGGGGTTCTTCCCGTTGTTCAGGTGAGGCCATTTTCTTTATAGCACTCTCATCCTCCAGCGTTTTTATATAATTCTTTTCATTTTCAATCAGTCGGCCAATATTATCAAGGTCCTGTTTTCGGGTTATTAAAAGTTTACCGGTTGCCTCAAGGTTTGCGCCTTTGGCCGAAATCTCACCATCACAGGCAGCCGTAAAGTTTTTGGTTGCTGTTGTAAGCAATTCCGATCCGGCTGTTTCGAGTGTAAGACCACTAAAGTATTTTGGTGAAATTTCCTGCAATGCCTTAATGGCCTTTAGTTTATCTTCTTTTGTGGTGTTTTCATCCTTAATTTTTTCGATTAAAGATTCAACATTCTTTTTCTCATTACTAAGTCCTTCTATTATCTTTGCACTGGTAGCAAGTTCGGCATTATATTTTTCCTGGAGATCAGTAACTTCTTTTTGAAGACGTTTATAAGCATCCAGCTCTTTACCTAATTCCGCCGTTGCGGTTGCATGTGATTTACCGGATTTATCAATCTTATCAATATTCTCGGCAATGATTTTATTGTAAACATCAATTTGAGTGTTATTGTTTTTAAGAACTTCGCTGGTATTTTGTAAACTGGATTGAGCGGCCGACATGGCGCCCACAAAGTTCATTACACCACCGGCAGAACTAAGTACACCTGCTTTTAATTTTTGCCAAAAATCCAAACTACCGGCATCGGAAACCCCGGCGGCAATCTTATCATTCTCGGCCATCAGTTTGGCAATCTCGGTAGTGGCAATCTCGACCCTTGCTTTTGCCAAAAGTGCATCGCAATAAAGTTTAGTTACCTGAGTTGCCTTTTCTGTTTCAACTTTTTCCAGGGTTATGTTCCCATAATATTCAGGTGATATCTCGTTCAGCTTTTTAATCGCTTGTAAGCGTTCATCTTTTGTTTTTGTTTCGTCTCTTGCAGTTTTTGAAAGATTTTCAATTAATTGCTTCTCGGAATTTATCTGATTAGAATAACCCATAGAAGCAACAGTTAAATCATTGGTAAGGTTTTTCTCAATATTAAGATTCCCGAAATATTTTGGTTCGGCAGAATTAAGTTTGTTAATTGCATCCAGCCTTTTATCCTTGCTGTCTTTTTCGTTTTTAGCAATACTTATAAGACCGTCAATGCTTTTTTTCTCCAGGTCAATCTGATCAGTATATTTTTTATTTGCAACAGACAAAGCCTCGGTTGCAACTTTCTCCAGAGTAAGATTGCCAAAATACTTAGGCGATATATCCTGCAATTCTTTTAGTGCTTTTAATTTATTCTCTTTACTTGCAGTTTCGCTTTCGACAGTTTTTATAAGTGATTCAATATTTTGCTTTTCAGAGGCAACCGCCTCTATTGCCTTTGCATTGGTATCGTTCAGCGCTTTTGTAGCAGCCTCAGCAGCCGTAAGCCTCGTAACATGAAGATAAAGAGCCGTACCAACTGCAATAATAGCAGCAGCCAGTAATATCCAGGGGTTTGCCGCCAGGAACATAATCATATTTTTCATCACCCCGATGAGCATTGTAAATCCATTAATCATGATGGATAATATGGCCGGGATTTTGCCTATAATAAACAGCATCGGCCCGATGGCTGCGACAACAGCCAAAATACCCAAAATCCATTTTTTTGTGGTTTCCGAAAGTGAATCCATCCAGGTTGCAAATGACTTCATTCCGTTAATCATTGGTGTTAATCCTGTAACTATGATTTTCCCAAATGATTCTGAAAGTTCCGCAATGGTATTTTTCATCTGTTCCAATGGTCCAAGTCCGGCCTTTGCCTGCGCCTCGGCAACCTGAAAAGCATCGCCCATGATCTTTTGGGCCAATGCAGCCTGTTGTGTGGGATCTTTCAAATTTTTGATTGCCGGGACCATTCGCCCCAATAAAGTATATTGACCCTCCTGAGCTTGTATGGCAATTTTCATAGCACGGGTCATATCTATCCCATAAGCCTGTGAAAGTCCGATGGCATCCTGGGCAGCTTTCTTTGCATCCGGAGCCTTCATATTCTCTGCCAAGGCCAAAAGGCCAATGGCAGAATCTCTGGAAACGGTTGTTAATTTGGAAAGTTCTTCGGCAAAGGCGTGATATTGAGAAGAAAGTAATTCAGCATTTTTCCCATTAGCCGTCAATGCGGCAGACAAGGTAACAGAAGCCTTTTCAGCTTCACCAAATTCCTTAACTGCAACAGCGCCGAATGCAATAATAGGAAGTGTAAGGGCCTGGGTGAGTTGGGAGCCCATTTTTGTGAGTTCCTTCGATACCAGATTAAGTTGTTTCTTTACTTTCTCTAATTCAGTAAGTAGCGGGGTACTATCTCCCCAAATTTTGACGGCCAGACTTATTGCCATAAAATTGTTCTAATTTACGGATTTCCTCCGGTGTTATTATTGGTACTTCTTTTGTTGTTTCTTTATCCCACCGGAATGGCATGAAATCCTTTAATTTTGGCCGATCTTCAGGTTTTAACTGAATAATGAAAAGATAATAAGTTGAAAGCCTTGTACGCTCCCATGCCTCCCGGTTTAAAAATTGTTGATGCTGCGACCATCCTTCCAGACAATTCCAAAATTCACGTGGGGTCATTCCCCAAAACTCATCAGGTGCCAGCCGGATTTGCCCGAATGCAATCTCCTGGAGATAATCCCAGGTTATTTCTTCACCGGTGCCTTCCCTTTTTTTTTATCATGCACCATTGAATCAGCAAAGATCCCCATCGTCTGACCGACAACCGTAATATCTTCATCAATCCATTGTTCTACATCATCAATAGTTGGAACCTGGTCACGCCCGGCAAACTTAGCACCCATTTTCAAGGCGCACCAAATCAAAACTTTTACCTCACCGGCTTTTATGTTATTTACTATATTTGTGGCCTCATTCAATGTCCTGCCGGTAATGTCGCAAAACTCAGCGATAGTTGAAAATGCAAACGATACCGGCCGCATCTGGCCACCGATTTGAACTTCTTTTATCATTCTTCTTCTCCATAAGTTCCAATTACTATAAATTCTGTATCATTCGGGAAAATAGTAATTTTCTGTCCGGTAATAAGATCAATACTTGCATGACCATCAATCAAAAGCCCATCTGCTGCATCTATTGTGGCCGTTCCGGCACCCTTGTTGATAAATCCCATCTTTGCCGCTGAAATATTTGTGATGATATCCAGATGGGCCGCAACGGCCGTAGCACTATTGAAGATATAAAGATCATTAAGTCCGGAAACAGTAATCTCTTGGGTGATAGGAAGTATATTACCATCTCCTTTTGAATCTGCAATACCTCCCTGGCTTCCGGATCCGCTACCCGGCGTAATAACAGATAATATTCCCGTTCCTTCAAACGAACATGAATAGGTAACATTATTATTATTAGGCGCCGTCATTTGTGCCGAGGTCAGGTAAGCTGTTCCGCCCAGGTAATAATCAGCGGCATTGGCAGTCTTTATATAAAGAGTTACCAACGTCCGGCTAACTATCAAGTTAAACAGATAAGCAAGGTTGTAAGATACATCCAATGCTATTAATCCGTTCTGTGATACTGTCCAGGATCGCTGACCAGGAAGCGAAGCCTTCCATCCCGAAGATGCTTTTGTCGAAGCATCACGGCCGCTCTGCGATATTTGAACCGTACAGTCCGTAGCATGAAGTATGGCATGGGTGTCGTCAAATACCGTTATCTCTGTCCCGTTAAGGATACCTGCTGTTACTGCCATTGTCTTAGAATTTAGAGGTTAATAAACCCCGGCAGCCGTTAGGTATGCGATCCTTCGGTAAAAGAGCCGGTTCCTTCAAATGAACACGAAAACCCTGCACTGGTATTATCCGGATCATTCTGGCTTACATCTTTCAGATAGCCGTAACCGTACCAGTATTTATCACCGGACGCCTCGGTTGAAAACTTTAACAGGACCTTTGTCCGGTTGTTCCAGAGTGCCACAAGACTTGTGAAGGTCGTTCCGGTTGCATCCAGCGCAATCAGTCCATCGCATTTTCCATTCCAGGAACGTTTGCCCTCGCCAAAGGTTTCATATCCGGCATCACTCTTTACGGTTGTTTCCCTGGGCGAGTGTGTCAAGGCAAATTCACAGGTTTTTGATCCTGCTATTGCAGTACCATCTACATAAAGTAGCATGTTAGTTCCATTGATAATTCCAGTTGTTGCCATTTTTATAAGTATTAATTGTTAATTCTAAATTCAAATTCAATCGTTTTACTGAATATTTTTAATCCTTCGTCCCAGTTATCCTGTTCTGTTATGTACCGGATACGATTTACGGTTACTCCACCAAAGGAACCATGTTGATTATCGAGTGCAGTACGAATCAGTATTGCCTTTGCAGCACAAATAGCATAGGTATCAGAAAAAATATCAATCAGGACCGTTCCGACATCGACCGGAGCAACCGATCCTTTTATGTTATCAGGTTGAACTCTTAAAATATTGTAAACCAAATAAGGTGTAACGGTTTTCTGAGGAGCGCGCATAGGATAGCAGGCAACCGTTGAGTTGCACTGCGTATAAATTACCTTCCCTATGTTTGTTATATCCATCATAACCTATCGATTTCGGCCTGAATATTTTTCTCCAGGTAATTTTTTAAACTATCTTCAACTACATCTCCATACATTCCCCATGCCTCATCAACAAAAGGCCGGGGTGCAACTGTGTAATTTTCTGTTCCCGCCATCGGGAAATGTTCATACCAGGGATCCAGTGAACCCGTGAACCTGGGGCGGACCCAAACGGTGGGATAAGTTGGCCCAAGGCTAACAATTGTTCCAATAGAAGCCCTTAAATAACCGGGAGGATGGTTCCGTTTTGCAATTTTTTCCCCAGACACACCGGTTTCGGAAACTGGGCAAAGCATCTTCATGCAATCTTCCAGCGGCTTAGTACATTTTTTTAAAGCATTAATAACAGCCACCTTCTCCCTATCACTAAATGTCAAGAGTTGCCCTTTTAGTTTATCTAAACCCTCAAATTTATATCCAACTGCGATCATACTTTTTTCTTTCCTGTTAAAACCAAAAACCTTCTGCGCCCAACTTCTTTAATTTCAATTATATCGTAGTATTCCGAGTTATATGTTATCCTGCTTTTTTGATCAATCCCGGTGCGGTAACGTATTTTGAAATCCATAAATCCCGTTGCCGTTATTTTCTCCGCCTCAGTTCCTTCTTGCCCGATTGTCGGATCAGCCTCGGACCAGCAGGTTGCCAAAGTTGACCAGGTTATTGCCTTTCCGCCAAATGCATCCGCCGTTTCTGTCGGATTTGAAATTGTTATCCTACGATACAATTCCCCTATTGTTATACCAGCCATTACAACCTAAGATAACGGTTCATGTTCATAAGCCATTTCGCACCGTTAGGAAGATTCTCAACATGTGCATTGAGTACAACATCCTGACGGTTCTCATATAAGTGGCCGATCAGTAAAAGCATTGCCTGTCGTATGGTTGCCGGTATTGCTGCTGCATTATCAAAACCTACGGTATAACGAATCCATACTGCATTGTCGATCCAGCGCGTGACAGGCCAAAAGCGTGCATAATTCAAACACAATCTACCTGGTTTAGAAACTGTATCAGCAATATAACAAGTCGGATCAAGCGCTATTTCAGTCCCCGTCAGCGCATCCAGATAATGACAATAAGCAATAGCCGTGATTGGCCATTTGCTCAATTGTATTTGATATTCAAAAGGAAACTGATCAATATAAAGTTCCTCGACCGTTGGAAGTAACCGGATACGGCAATAATTCTCAATTATTTCCTGGGCAACACTAATAAGTGTAGTTACCAGGGAATCGTCCGTTGTATCCGAATCAAGTTTCAAATGCAGTTTTGCATCCAAAAGTGAAATCGGAAGATCAGTAGAGGGTGTTATGACTTTTATCCCGTAACTCATCTTTTCTTTTTCTTCGGAGGTTCAGGTTTTTTAATGACCTTCGGGGGTTCAGGTTTTTTTATAACCTTTGGCACTTCTGGGGTTTCTGTTTCCGCTTTTGCGGCTTTTGCTGTTTCAAAAGCCATTGCCGGTTTTGGCTGCTGATCTTTTGGCAGGATTTTTACAAACCCCACAAACTCAAATCTTTTGGCATCATCTTCGGGCATTTCAACCGTCTGCCCGGCAACACCGTGACAGTTAGGACCTGAAAAGGTTTCTATGATTAAGCACTTTGTCATATTGTTGGATTTAAGAGGATAAGCCCCGGCGAACCGGGGCCGCTGCCCCTGTTTGATTAGGTGTTACCCATCGTCAAATACTTCAACGCTTTTGTTGTCAGCACACGGCTGTCGGTACGGTGAAGCAGTATGATGGCAATCTGATCATAATCTGCATAACGCTCAGCGAGTCTTAAGATCCTAATCCCGGCTACGTCACGGATCATAAATCGGGAGAAGTCACCGAAAAGGATCGGTTTGGTTGCAGCTCCGATGTTCGCCATTGACTGATTGATGAAGTAAGGGAATCCAAACATCTTATCGGCCATACTTGTGGTGTTACCCATGATACCGGGTGCGCCTGTAAATATTGGAATGTCAAGTGTGGTTCCCAGCGACAATTTAAAAATAGCCTTTGCTGTTGAATCATTGAACATAAAGGCACATTTTGGAGATTTACGATAAGCCGGATCCACAGAATACATCAGGTCCATGATGTTTGCCTTTGTAATAGCAGAAGCAGAGGTAAGGTTTACGCCTGAATCGGTTGCACCATATACGCATCCCTGTGGCTGGGTGTTCGATCCTGTTCCTGTGGTAAAATAATCGGCTTCGATCCTTCCGATACGTTCTGCCAGAATATCTGCACAATAGGCATTAAAATCAACCTTTTCATCCTGTAAAAGTTCGGTCGGGATCAGCACTTCATCCGATGAGAATTTAAAAGCATAAAAGGTCTGTTTCCCAAATGCTACAGGGGTAACGGTAACGATGGTATTGATGCCAAGTAATCGTCCCTTGTTAGTGGTATCGTCAATTGTCGGGTAATCCAAAGGATATCCGCCATCGGTTGTGATTACCTTAGCCGCCTCACGTGCGCCCCCGTAAGCCTTTAGTTCTTTCACCAGGATGTCCTCCAGGATTGTCGGAACCAGGTAACCCCCTAATGTCGTTGTGACATTCTGTGGCTCATTGGCCCGGCTTTCTTTACCTTCGTGATAAGGAACGCGGGATTCCATCTGCTGGTGGATTTTCCTTTCTTCATCATTGAGCTTTTCAACTCCAAAGAAAGGATTAAGGACCTTTCTAAATACATTGGTTTCCTTTATGGCGCGTTCTTCTTTGGTTTCTCCGTGAGGATCTTCACGAAGTGCCGGGAGTTGCATTTCTGCCTTAATCTCTCCCAGTTTCTCCAGCCTACGTTGTTCAACCTGGAGTGCCGTGTTCTTATCGAACAACTCGTCAAACTTTGTATTTTCCTCGGCAGTCATATCCCGCTTTTCGGTCGAAGCCTTTTCATGGATTTCCACCATTTCTTTTTTCAGGCTCGCCCTTTCTTCGATAACTTCTTTTAAGTTTTTCATTTTTAAAGGGTTTTTGTTGTGCCTTTTTCAAGGCTTCGGTTTATAAAGAAGCAAGTTTTATCTTGCGGATTCTTTCATTTTGTTTAATAATATCAGCGATTATTGGGATTTCAGCATCTTTCTGGCTACGAAATTCCGTCATTGATCTTTCGGCAACCGCCGTATCTTTATAGGCCGGATCGCAGGTATAGGTAATATCTGCCAGTTCTTCACATCCTCCGGCCATAAGTGTACGGGTTACGGCACCAGTTGTGGAATCCGATTCCCATTTCGATCCGCCATCAGCACACCGGAATTTGAAAGACATCCCGGAAATATCACCCCGTTTTACAAGTGTTAAAAGATCATTACCATCGGATGTAGGTGGAATTTTATTCTCGGTCCTTAGTCCTTCATCCGAATCACTTATCTTCAATGTACCGGATTTTGTGCGCCCGACCAGCCTTTCATTATTATGTTCGATAGTGGCCAAAACATCCTGATCCATCACGCCTGAGAAAAAGCCAGGTTCAATAATTTCTGTAAATCCACCCATACCACCGATAACCTGGGAACGTTTGTTATAAACGGCGGCCAGTCCTGCTAAAACAGGTTCGTTTTTGCCATCAGCCCTTATTTCGAGTTGAACCGGCATTGTCCGGGTTTCAAATATCTTTTCCATTTATTTAACTTTTAATCCGTTTAAAGGTTTTCCATTTACTCCCGGAGCGCCGGGTGGTGGTTCGCCTGCCGGTGGGTTTTTAACTTCACCCGATACTGAATCCACATCGGCCATATTCAGCGGAATAAAGAAATCATCACCGCCTTCACGTGGGTTCATTTCTTCTTTATCCCTGATCTCGTTCGGCGACATACAACCGATAGCAAACATTGTCCGATAGTAATCAGAGCGTTGTTTTGAATCACCGCGCACCAAGCCGCCGAAATCGAAATGAGAATAATATTTCCCTGATTGCTTTTCTTTTTCAGTAAAAAGTTTACGATTGATTTCGGCTTCCCATTTTTCACACCAACTCCAGATCGTATAAGAGATAAACTCGAGGCTTTGCTGCTCGATGTTATTATTTGTGGCCCTGTCCAGGTCTCCCAAAAGATGGGGCGGAAGCCCAAACATACGGGCAATCTCGACAATCTGGAATTTACGGCTGTCAAGGAATTGAGCATCGGCCAGCGGCATCGACATTGATTTGAACTCCAGACCGGATTCCAAAAGTAGCGGTTTTGCCTTTTCGCCATATTGTGATTTATCTTCCAGTGATTCTTTTAAACGGTGATAAGCCTCCTCATTCAACTCGCCAGGGTTTGTAAACACACCAGAAAAAGCAGCATTATTTTTGTAAAAGTTACCGCCAAACTTTTCAGCAGCCAAACCAAGTCCTATATTCTCGCGGGCAACCGAAACGATAGACCTCCCGGCGATGCCATCAAACGAAAGACAAGGAATATGAACCATGTTCATTGAATCAACCTGTCTTTTCTTATCAGTTCCGGTTTTTACATCATGTTCTGTAATCTCATATCTGAGCGTTTTTCTTCCATCAGCACGGATACCGATATAAGGCCGCACATCTTTTGACTGAAACAGGTCAAGTGCAATAGGAGTAAAATATTCATCCCGGATAATTTCAGAATAACCATTGCCCCACAACAGGCAGAATTGCATCATATTCTCACGCCAGATGTATCCGGTATAAAGTTCCGAAGGGTTCCATAAAAGTTGGTGAACAGGATGATCGATAGCAACGTCTTTGCTACCTTTTGTTGAACGGATAACCCCAAACGGGAAAGATGCAATGGTTGAGGAAAGTAATTGAACCGAACGGTAAACGGCCGAATGTGCCGGGGCCGTTTCGGGGTCAACCCGAACGCCCGCACTTGTCGGACGGCCGCCATAAATATCCAATAACCAACGGTTAGGATTCGATGAAGGGTGTTCGGGGTTTTGTGCCTGATAATTAAGCGGATCGTTTATCGACCGCCTTTCTTTCGGTTTACCAAATTCGAGTTTGAAGTACATCCTGGGGATTTACAGGATGCAATAATATACAATAAATTCAGGCTTTCACCGTAACAAAGTTACATTTCATTCAAATACTTATTAACATTTGTATGTTAATAGCTGCATTTTTACAGTTTTCTTTCTGTTCTTGTGCATGATTTATAGTAACGATTACGGCATTGGCGGAAACTTTCAAAATTAGCATATTTACGTTTTTGGAAGTGGCGAAAGTAAATTCGCTCAACAGCCTCGTAAGCATCTTCCTGGTTGGTATAAAAACTCAATATTTCGATAAAATTCTCAGTAAACCCTTTTATATTCTGGAGTTTAAGTATGTGGTCCGGGATATTTGAACCTTCGATTACTTCTTTTACAGTCATAATTTAAAATATTTATTCAAATAATCATCCGGAAAATATTCGATCTGCGTTTGATTGTTTAATTCTATATGAGTGATGTGATTGATGTTGGTATTGGTTTTTATGTCAACAATATAAGGAAATTCCCCGCTATTAATTACAGTATTAGGAATTTTAAGCCACAGCTTCATCCGCTCAGAGCTATTGCCATCACAACTGCGCTCAATCTCGTCTTCATAAAGATCAATATTTTTTTTCTTCATCAACTCCAAGACGTCCCGATGGATCATGCGCCCGGCCCCGACAACCATTCCCCGGTAAGTATAGGTTTTAAAATAAAAAGTCTTTTTGGAAATTAGATCATAGAAGAAAAGTGAATCAATGCCAAACACCGGGACATTGTTTTTAAAGGCTTTTTTATAGAGTAATTCAATCCTGGGATGGATCAAATCGTCTGAACCAAAATTCATCAGGTAATCAAACTTAAATTTTTTGAGTGCATAATTTATTCCTGCGTTCATTTTTCTTCCCAGGGGTTGATTCTTAAAATAACACATGAAAATATTATATTCACTACATAGCCCCTCCAGTTCCTTTAGCTTAGGATCATCTGGGCAAAGTATTGCCAATACCTCAATTTCCCATTTTACCTTCCGGCAAAATAATTTAAGGTTCCGGTAGACGATCTCTACGACCTCCGGACGCTTCCAAAGTGGTATGAGAATAAGGATTTTCATAATGAATCGAATGCTTTTTCAAATTCAATTATTTTGGCATCAATAAATTCAATTGTAATCTTTTGGATTTTCTGATAAAGTTCTAAATATAGACTTTCGCCAATTACTGCATTAATTTTAATTAACGCATTTGTATTATTAAAAGGTAATTTGGCATCATTAAGGTCTATTTTTAAATCCCTAATTACAGATTTTAATTTTGCTGCTATTTCAAATTTTTCTGTTTCCATTTTTTTAAAATTTATGATCTCGTGAATATTTCCATTTACAAGGCTCCGGGCGGAAAAGAAAATACTGTTTCCAGTCAGTAAGCCCGTATTTACCCTTTGGTGTTTTTTCTCCGCTGATAAAAGTATGGTATTCCAAATATTTAACAGGGGTACTTTCTTTCAAAAACTCAAAGACTTTTATATGTAAAAGCGTCATTATTTCGTCTTTCAGGCAGTTGCCATGTCCTATAATCATTGAATACATGGCATATTCACCTAAAACAATGACCGTAATATAAGCCAAAAGCCGCTTATCGACCTCTATTTCACCCTGTTTATGGCCTAAATCTTCGTGAAAAACCCCAAAATCCGCTGAAAAATGCTTAAAACACACGATTTTCGGTGCAGTTTTCCACTCAATCTCATAACCGCCCTTTTCCTCGACTGTTTCCAAATAACTGGGCTTCATTTTGCCGCCAGCCCTTATTTCCTTGCTTGTATTGATCGCTACAATGTCACCGATGAATGACTGCCAGTTAAATTGTTCAACAAAATAACCAAGTTTCAAACATTTGCGATAGCCATAACGCTTATTGTAACTGATCTTTGCAATATAATCGCTTACATCAGTAAATTCATCCAGAAAAAGTATAGCAGGGGGATACTTCTCATAATGAAAATCCGAATCCAGCGGAAGCCAGTATCGCTGATAAAATTCCATGCAAATTGAAGAACAGGGCAATAAAGGATCGAGTGTTATCATGGTTTAGTTATCTGTCCCCAGCCGGCTCCGATCACCGGCTTACGGATTTGGGGGTTTGGCTTATTTGGATTTCTAATCCCGATATTTCTCAAGCCTATACTCTTCGAGCCATAAAACGGGAGGTTTATTCCCAGGATCAGTAACGTGTCCTTCAACACAATAGGAATTATCTCCCTTTATGTATTGAGTTCTTGCCGTGACAACTCCGGTAAATCCGGTATGCTTGTCAATTACTTTTGTTTCTAATTCAATTTTGAAATTTTCCATTGTTTTAATGATTTGATTGTTATATGGCATTATTGCCGTTATTTTAAATTTTTGTTATATGCCAGTAAACACCACCCCGATAATCAGAGCGTTTCATCAATTCGCCTTCAGGAAGTTTCAAGCCTTCATTAATTGAGGCTTGACAAATCCCAATGACGAGATATTTTTTTGCCATCTTTTTTAATTCAGGATAAAGCGCCCAAACCTTAAAATCATCATACGTATATTGATCGGAAATAATAAGTTCGTACCTCCAAAGAGAAATATAAGCACAATCAATAAAATGAAATGCATCTCCAATGGTCTGTCTATATCCAAAATGTTCCATTAACTTCATTTTCTCCTTGTCCTCATCAACAAGTATGACATTTTTGATCCCCGCCTTATGGATATATTGCACATCATTCTCACCACCATAGGCGGCTGCAAACAGACAGAGTACTGTTTTACAATCTTTTAAAATATATTCAGGGAAGTTGCTCATTCCGACCACCATTGAGGATGAATTAAAAGTTGCATTACACGGTTGTCTTTGCTATTAAAATCCTGAACCGTTGAAACCGGGTTGTGATTCCACTCATTTCCGCTGTCACAAAAATAGATATTGTTTTTGATAAAATAGGTTTCGTATTCCAACCCAAATTCCGATAGGTCAAATTGTTCAATCGGGATAACGGACTGAAAGTTAAATTTCAGTTTCCAGATATTGTAATTATGAAAGATGAGTTCGTTTTCATGTGCAACGAAGTGACCGGCAGTACCACGAACCTTTGCGCCGTAATCCCTGAGTTTCTTTAAAGGCGTTTCGATGAATTCCCGTATCGGTTTAAATCTTCCAGTCAGGTACCACGCCTGGGCTGCATCGTTATGCCATCCGATTTCATGGCCATAACTTTGTATCTCGGTTATCTCTTTCTGGATATCCACACCAAAATAAGGAGCTGTATCGAGAACGAAATAAGTAGATCGAATTCCCATCTCGGCCTCGAGCCGGGCCATAAATACCGCCCGGTCAATACGCATATCAATATCGTGCCGCAGATAGACCTTCCGACCTGTTGCCGGTTTATCGTTTTCAATCGAAGGGAAAAACACAAATGGTGCCTTTATTGATAGCAAAAATTCCCGGTAATCAGTGTCTTTAAAATTCATAATTATATATATTTGCCTTCAAACCAAGTATCAAACCAAAGCCAAGCACAAAGACCCAATGGTCCACCCGGTATTCCAAGAACCACGGAGAGTATTGCTTGCAAACCTTCATTTTTAATACATAACTTGATAAAAATTAACATTAATAAAATCCAGATTCCTACCGCAAACAAAGCTACCAATGTTGATAAAATAATTCCAAGTGTTTTCATAATTTTAATTTTTAAAATTCATATAATTTTGGATTTCTTATAAATTCAACAAATTTATTAATATTTTCCAGGTCTTTTGAGGTTTGTTTTTGAATCCCTATCTCTTTAAACTTTGCAACCATCATTTTGTAACTTTCCGGGGTGTTGTATTGCTTAGTCAAATTATCATTATAACGATCACAGAAAGAAACGTCAACACCCATATACCTTTCAAATTCAGGTAGATTATACCTGGCTTTCTGGATTCCATACACCGTAGAGGCGGCCATTTTTAACGGTCGTTGCTTAAGATAATGAATTATAAACTCTTTTATTTTTTTATCCTTAAAGTCAAGTTGTTGCCCCAGGGTTCCAAGTTTCCGGAAACACTTATAACAATGACCGCAAAAATTAGGTTCATAAATGCGATGATGACAGGAGCAGGCCAAATTCTTATAAGCAGAATCATTCACAATGCGCGTACTCAATATCTCAGAAACACCGGCCAACAAATACACCAGGTTAATCCCTAACCTGGAAAGTATTAACCGGATGTAATCTGTGCGGCCCTCGCTGGATGAGCTATTAAATTTGAAAGGATCGCCATACCAAAAAGCCATATCATCGAAGATGGCCCCAAATGTTATGTATTTTATTTTCAATATGTTTACAAGTGGAAACATCAACCCAATGTAACCATCTCCCATATTATAGCCCCGGTCGTCAGGGAAATAAATTTCACGCATCAACTCCAGGTCAGTTTCAACCATCATCGTCCGGGTGTTGTGCAATATCCTCATTTGACTCAGGTTAAAATCCGGATCATAGGAGCGATATAGATTAACCGGGATGCAGTCCGGGAACAAAACTTTTATTGCCGTTGAATCCACCCCGCCGGAATAACAGAGCAGTGTTTTATCATTGTCGTTTTCTATCTCAGGCAAACCGGCAATAGGAAGATCGATGTATTTGTTTCTTCTGTTTTCGCCACAATCATAAAACAATATCCACACCATTAAATCAAAAAGATATTTTTGCTCATCTTCGATGTCCACCGTATAATTGGCAAAAAACATCTTTCCCGCCACCCTGATCGTAATTGAACAGCCCTGAAGCACAACCTCGACCGTGTTCTTTTTCATCTCATAAATCAGCGTTCTCATATCAAAATATTTGTGGAGGTGCCGGGGGTCGAACCCGGTGGGCTGTGGCCTCTACCACCACCCCCTATAAATCCCACCACTCCGGATGGATCAAAATTTGTAGCCTTCCGCCTTTTTCAAAATAATCTTTTAAAACCTCATCATTCTTTTCAAGCCACCGGCCATGACTATCCGAAACGTAATGAGTATGTCCGTTATGATAAGCCTCTATTTCCAGTCCAAACTCTTTCATTTCAAATACTTCACCCTTATAACCATCGAAGTCTTTAGCCTTAAATCTAAATACATTGTAATTTATATACCGGTTCGTATAACAGAAAGGATCGCCGTGCGAAGCCGTGACTGTTACATTAATCCCATATTTGCGTAACGCCTCCAGCGGCCGGTTAATTATTTCTCGCATGGGCTTATCTGTAAAAAGGCTTTCGGTGATTGAATTATTATGCCAGCCGATCTCATGTTTTAGGTCTTTCTGCATTTGCAAAAGACAATTAAAGAATTCCCCATCATTATAATTCCAGTAAGGAGCCGTGTTCAAAACGAAATAAGCAGAATGAACATCCATCTCGTATTCCAAAAGTGCCATTTTACAGGACCGCTCCAGGTCCAGGTCGATGTCGTGCCGTAAGATTATACCTTTTCCCTCGGTATGAAAGTCAATCAACTGATCCTTAATCAGGTTCAGGAATTGGATATAGCCTTCTTTTGTGAAGTTCATAATCTGCGTACCCCTTCGGGCCTCTTTGTTAAATCATTATAAACCGAATCGCCGGTATTCGGCCCCAGCCATCCGCCGATAGCCTCGACCAGCGCAACCATTCCATCTACCTTTTCCGTGCTTTTATCCTTTGCTATTTTAATATTTCCAGCCGGATCAGCAACAATCATCACATTGGAACACATCCAGCGCATCACAGGATTACCGCCATGAACAATATTTTCATTCAACAGCAACGCTTCGACTTCTTTTGTCGGGTTTGACATTGACTTGAAACCCTGTCCGAAGGGCTCACAGGTGAAGCCCTGATCAATAAGTTTCGGGATGATCTGCTCTGCCCGCCAGGGATCATATTCAACTTTCTTAATTTTGTAAACCTCTTTCAACTCCATCAACTTCTTTTCGATATATTCATAATCGATAGAATTGCCCGGCGTTTCAATAATGTAACCCTGTTTAATCCAAAGGTCATAATTCACCCCGTCTTTTTTAGTGCGCTCACGTGCCGATAGTGCCGGACAAAAGAAAAACGGAAGTATATAATGTTTTGCCTCGATCTTAAAATCTAAAAGGACAACCGATAAATCTCTTACTGTTGATAGGTCCAGTCCAATAATACAAGTCCGGCCCCGGAGTGCCTGGAGATCCAATGGTTTATTTCCCCGCATCCAAAGTTCATCAGTGATCCATTTGGTTTCCTGCGTAGTCCATTGATTTAACTGCAGTCGGCGGAAAGTGTTTTCATAACTTGGTTCATTAACCGCCCGTGCTGCTTCTTTTGTAACATAGTCCAGCTTCAATCCAATCCCCAGGTTCGGGTTTGCCTTTGCCCACGCTTTCGGGTCCTGAATATCGTCCTGTGGGTCGGTTTCGTAAATCACAGGTAGAAATTCATCGTCTTTAATGATCCCATCTCTGACCTTTTTTGCGTAATCGTATTGTTCATAACAGATCGTATTACGATCATACCCGGCAGTAGTGAAAACAATTACCAACGGCTGTAATCGAGAACCGATTGAAGTAGTCAGCACGTCCCAAAGTTCACGGTTTGGCTGTGTGTGAAGTTCATCAAAGATTATTCCGTGTGAATTAAATCCATGTTTATTATCTGCAGCACGAGAAAGTACCTTGTAAAAACTGGCCGTCTTTTCATAGATTATCGAATTGCGGAAAGACTGGATGCGGGTACTAAGTTCCGGGCTTTGTTTTATCATCGTCTTTGCGTCCTCATGGATGATCCCGGCCTGACCCCGGTCGGATGCCGCACTGTAAACTTGTGATCCTATTTCTCCGTCCGATGATAAAAGATAAATAGCTAAAGCAGAGCCCATTGTACTTTTACCGTTTTTACGAGCAACAAACACAAATACCCGCCGATATTTTCGGGAACCATCCTCGCGCTTCCATCCAAACAAAGGTTTTATTATCAACTCCCGCTGCCAGGGAGCCAGGATAAAAGGCAATCCACCTAACTCGCCATTGACGTGAGTACAGTATTTCTCAATCCAATTGACTACCTTATCGGCTGCTTTTATGTCGTAATGGAATTCCACTATTTACCGTTATATGTTAGGGTTACAGTTTCGCATTCAGATAAGAAAACATTTATGGAAACTTTTATAAAAAGCCCCGAAACAGTTTCAAATACACACTTATGTGATCCGGTCGGAATTGATATTTTTTTAGATTGCCCCGGAGTTAAAAAATAACAATTAAACCTATCGGTTTCGATTTCTACCGTTACCTGGGATGAATTTATAAAATTGACAATACCAGTACCATCACAAGTATCTTTCTTTTTACAGGAAATCAAGACAACTAATAACACCAATAATAATAGATATTTTTTCATGTTTTTATTTTTGTTTCATAGGGTGTAACATTCTAACTAAACTATTAAATATTAATAACTTACAAAATCAAGTAAAATCATCATCCGATGGGTTTGTTTTCTGAACCTGTGCCTTTAATCGTTCTCTTGCAATAGGACCAAATCCCAGTTCACTTGCTAATTTAATAGATAATATTTCTTCCTGCTTAGCAATTTTAAAAGCCGCCGAAATACTCGATGTCGTATTACCCTGTTTGTCAGTAGTATATTCAATCCTGCCCTCATCCTGCTCATATTTACGCCAGTTAGAAAATGATTTACAGAACAACACAATGATATGAAGATCCCTGGAGTCCAGTATTCCTTTTGCCCTAAGTTCATTCGTAACCTGAAAGTATAACTCCTTTTCACCCTGATCGAATTCACTTGGAGGCGGTGGCACAAAGTCAATATGCGAAGGAACTAAAGAAGTGCCTATTGACCTGCATTTCTGGAGGGTTCCCTTCGCTTTTTTAACTGATTCAGGTAATTTTTTCCGACCTCTCATATATTATTATTTATAATCTCACCAATTTTGCATGAATAAAGAAATGAT